TCAAGCGGCTTGCGCGTTGGCTTCGCTGGCCGCCACCTGTAGAAGCGGGATCAGGTCGCACCGGCAGCCCTCGTGATCTCCGGGGAAGAGGGTTGCGGTCGGCGGGAACGCGCTAGCATTGATCAGTTGCGGGTCGGACAGGCCGGTCACGTGTAGCCCGTCCAGCTCCAGGTGCGGCCGAAACGCCCGACGGAACAGGGTGAAGTGCCGCCACTCCCATCCCTGAACTCGCACCTGATGCTGAGCCAGCCATGCCAGCACGTCCGCGCCGAGTGCCAGGCCGCCCAGCAGCTCTGTCGGATCTGCGAGGGTGCCGTCCGTGCCGAGACCAGGGGAGGTCTCCCTTCCACCTGCACCGCCGGCCATCGCCAGCGCGGCGCGGATCAGCCGCGCGGGGATCAGCATTCGGCCATCGCTGAGCACTGGGCCGGCGGGCTCGTCAGGCAGGGTGACCGGCTCCGGGTCCGGCGTGTAAAGCAGCCGGCGGAACAGGCCGTTGAGGGCGGTGGCCAGCCACTGCCACGCGGCATCGGCATGCTGGTGCAGCAGACTGCCCAGCTCCGCCAGGTCCGCTGCGGTCGCGGTCGGGATGAGGTGGCCCAAGCGGGCGTGGATGTGGGCGAGGGCGGCGGCGATCAGCTCACGCCAGAACTCGGCCAGCTGATCCCATCGGCTGTCCTCGCCTTCGTCCTCCAGTTCGGCGTAGGCCGCCAGTACGCGGGCGCGTCCTAGGGTGGCGCACACCCGCATGTTGGCGATTCCGTTGATGGCGCTGCTGGCGTGGTGGTCGGCCCGGACGCGGGTGCGGATCCGCGCTCCGGCCCGGCCGAGCAGTTGGCGCATCTCCGCGTCTGCAGCTACCTGAAGCCGGTCGATGATGCTGCGGTCGCTGTCGGCCAGGGCGACCGCGAAGCGGTAGGGATCGGTGCCGCGGCCGCCGGCGGCGGTGATGGGCTGAACGGCGTGGGAGGGGTTGGCGGGTGGGCCGGTGGGGGGCTCGTCGTCCTCGGGCGGACCCTGCTCGGCCGGGGGGTCCTGCTCCGAGGGTTCGTTCCCGTTACCGTCGGGTTCCTGGATGGGCGGCGGGACCACTTCTTTGATCTTCAGGGTGGGGTCCATCCGCTGCACGACTGCTTGCACCACGGGGGGCGGTAGCGCCTTGAGACGGGCGATCAATTGCATCAGGAGCTGTTCCGGGGTGGGTTCGTCGGCCTCGGCAAAGCCCGCGGCCTGGCGCAGCGCGTCCCAGCTGATGGCGCCGCGGTCGAACAGTTGGAGTGCGTTGGCAGTGTGATCGGGTGGTTTGATGAGCTCGGTGGGGTCGAACCAGATGACAACGCGCCGGTATTCCGCCGCATCAAATCCTTCGGCTGCCAGAGCCGGCCACAGGAACCCAGCGGTGAGCGAATCAACCTGGAACAGGACTTTCGGCTCGATGTGGTGTCGAAATGTATCTGCGGAGATCTGCCAGGCCGTCCAGTGGTTAGCGTCCGCCGTTCCCAGAAGCACTTCGGGGGGCAGGTCGATGCCCGTCGCGATCCGGCGGATCAGTTCGGCGCGGGTGTCGACCCCGGTGCGGTCGATGTCGCGTTCCAGGCGTAGGTATTTGATCGTCTCGAGGATGTCGGATGGTCCGCGCAGCACCATCGGCACCACCGCCGATGGGGAGCCCTCATCCACGATTGCGGCCATGAGCGCCCGGGTGAACATGGTCATGAACGGATCGGCGGTCGCGTTGCTGTCGCTTTGGTCGCCGACGGCAACGGACAGCTCCTCGGGGACCAGCAACAGGCCGTTGGTCATCGCGCGGCTTTTCGCAGCGGCGCGGACCCCTCGGGAGAGGTCCAGCAGTTCCTCGCAGATTTCGATGATGGCCCGGGAGGGGCTGTCGGCCAACGCGCGGTAGCGGGGGTGGGGACGCCATAGCCGGGCCACATAGCTGTGCCGTGGATCCAGTAGTTCCCCGCTGACGGTGTAGCCGGCCCCGTCCGCGGGAAGATCACGCAAGCGGTAGCCTTCGTCGGTCGGGACCAGTTCGTCGACGGAGCGGATGGTCCAGTCCTCCTGACCCCCTGGCTCCTCCAGCCCAACCAGATACGTTTCGCCCGGTACCTCAAGGTTGACCGAAAGGGTGTGCAGCAGGGCTGCAATTGCCATTCGTCCGGAGCCCAGCCGCTCCATTTGGGCCCGGGCCGCGTCGGCCAGCCCGGTCGGCAGGTCGGAGACCTCCTCGGCGGGGACAGGCGGGGCGGCCGGATCATCGGTGTATGCGGCGGCGAACAGGCGCATGCGGGAAACGGCGGAGCCGAGCCAATCGTGGGCGTAGCGCAGCTCCGGAATCAGGTCCCGGTACGCCCATGCTTCGGGCTGCCATGCCTGCCTCAACCGTTTTTCGCGTTTCACCACGTCTTTGTCGGTGATGTCCAGGGCTGCGCCGGAGGCGACCAGCAGCCGCCCCCGGCGGGGAGATCCGGAACGACGGAACATTGCCACCGGCTCACCTACCCTGCGGGGACGACATACCCCACAGGATGTCACTCCTACCCCTCCGAGTGGGCGGTAGGGAAAGGTAGATGGGGTGAGGGGTGGCTATCGCATCTGGCGCAGGAGCAGAGGCACCGCAATTGCCATCAGCGACCCGGAGAGTGCCAAAGAGGGCCAGAACATGACAGTGGGCCAAGCCCAGTAGGCCGGCGCATACCCCAAAGCTATCCAGACCGACATGCACGCCTCACAGGCCCACAGTTCGGCCCACGCGGGCTGGATTTCCACGGTCCCGACGTTCGGAATGACCTCACGTCGTGTCCTGGTCCGCCCCAACGCGAGGACCTTCGTCCGCAGCGCGCCCAGCGGTATGCGGTCGGCGGTGGCCATCCTGGTTAGGCGTACCACTGCGCCGAGGTAGAGCAGGACATCCAGGCTACTCACGGGGTGCCTCGGGCTCCTGCCCGCTGCGGATGAACCGCAGGTACCCGGCCGCAGCGGCGGCTACCTCTTCCCAGGGGGGCGGCGGCTGGTCGGGGTCGGCCAGGTCCACCCTGGCCAGGTTCAGGCAGTAGGCCCGTATCTGCTCCTCGGGCGTGAGCGCGGTGAGGTCTTTCCAGGACAGATCGGGCGGACCGGGGTGCGCGGCGGTGACCAGGTCGCCCTGGTCGGGGGCAAAGGGAGTTGTCACCGTTCCAGCATTCCCTCACCGGTCCCCTTGGGGTAGGTGACCAGGGGTAGGTCCCCGTTACTCAGGGGCGGTGCTGCGGTGCCCAGCCCGTCCCGCGGGCGGCAGGGCCGTGGTCACGGCTGGAGCTCGTGCGGGATGAGGCGCCCCAGAGGGCCGCAGGAGCTGCAGTGGCCGGTCTGGTGGACGGTGAGGATGCCGCCCGCCTCCACGGCGACCTCCAGGTGCCGGCGATCGGACGGCAACTGCGGGGTGTCCAGGTTGTCCACCCGTACCTCGGCGATGCCCCCACGGAAGGCGGCGTAGGGGGTTCCCCCGTGGACTCCGTAGACGGCGACGGTGCCGGCGTCGGTGACGACCACCTTCGCGGGCTGGATGGTGCGCCCGTCAGGCAGGACCGCGCGGGCCGGGTACAGCACACGGTTCATGCGCTCAGACTGCCACTGCGTGAGGCTGCGGAGGGGCTGGCCGGTGTCGGCACCGGCCGGAACCCCGTGCCGACACCCGCGGTCACCACCTGCTCGGGGAGGCGCAGCCGCGCCGAGTGAGGACAGGTAGCGCACCGCAAACAGAACTCGTGTAAAGTTACCTACGTCAACAAAGAATGGCTCTCGATTGAATGCCGCGGAAGGGGTGATGCCATGCCGGGCGCCGCATGGTGCGGGCTGCTACGGACGGCCAACGAACAAGCGGTCGCGTTGGGTCGCTATCCCGATGCGCAGACAGCACAGGAGAAGGCCAGGGTGATTGCCCAGCAGCAAGCGGGCCGCCTGGTGGCGGCGCTGCCCCGCTTCACCGTGCTCCAAGCAGATGCGCAGCTGACGAGCCCGCACAGGCTAGGCGATCAGCCTCCCCTGCCCGCGCGGCTCCCCCGAGCGTTGCAGGACCCCGAGGCGAAGCTGGCCGCAGTGGTCGTTAGCGCCGCGGGCCGGCCGCTGGCGGTCACCGGGTTCGCTGGCCCGGAAGCCGTGGCCCAGTGGGCCGCCGGCACTCTCCGCAGCCGTGGCGGCCGGCTGCTGGGCAGCGCGCCCATCTACAAGGAGTACGACGGGACGCAGGCGATGCGGCAGGCGTTCTGGGCCGAGGTCGACCGACGCCTGTCCGCCTGGGCGTTGCTGGTGAACACGCAGGATGATCTGCTGATCGACAGTGGTGCGGCTGCCGCGTTGATCGGGCTGTCCGCGAAGACGATCCGGGAGAACGCCGGTTCCCCGCGCTCGAAGCTGCCCCCTGCGCGCAGCCGCACGGGCCGGACGCCGTTGTGGTCGGCGCTGGAGATATTGATCTATGCGGAGCGGGCCGGAGCAGCGCGCGATCGGATGCTGCCAGCCGAACAGCCGCCGGCCATGGCGCAACTGTCCAAGATCGGAATCAGGGGTATCGGTGGCGGCGGCGACCAGCGGTACGTCAGCGCCGCGGAGTTCGCGCAACGGCTGACGGCCGACCCGGAGGACTTCCAGGTGGCTCTGACGGCCGCGCGGAACGGGTGGACCCGCCGGCCGGGCAGCCTGGTGGTGCCGCCTGCCGATCTCCATCTGGGCCGCACGCCCCTGTGGACCCAGGCCACCGTCGACGCGGCAGTCGAAGCCTGGCTCGGCCGCGCCTAGCAGCACGGAGAAGGAGAGGTGCGCGCCGGGGCCATCGGACGGGCTTATACCGGGATTCCGGCTGTCAACAAAGAACGTACGAAAGGAGCCGGCGCGCAGAGGCAGCCTACAGCAGGACAGCGACCGGGAGAACCAACCCCCCGCGAGCTGTCCCTGCTCCGGTCAGCCTGCCCCTACGGCAGGAACCGCGGACAGTCTGCGGCCGGGGTCCGGGGCGTCAGTGAACCAGGGGCCGCGATGGATGGCCGGACCGCCTGGCCGTGCGGCGTAGACGGTGCGGTGGGTCTGGAACAGCCGCCGGTCGCAATGGGCACAGACCGCGGTATACAGGGTGATCAGGCCCGCCGGTTGCGGTTCGCCGTCCAGCGTGTATTCGGTCGGGGCGACGGCAATACGCGACGCGGCGCGCAGGGCTCCCGACGTTGTCTCATGGTCGCAGTGCCTACTCATCTCCCCTCCCCCGCGTGCGTAGCGTGATTGTGCACCGGGGTGGACCGCGTGAAGCACCGGGGTGTCGCTCCTACGTGCGGGCATGGGGGAAGACCTCCTCCGACAAGATCGGTAACTACTTTACGTCGGATGTTCCCGGAATGCCCGCGGCACGACGATAGTCACGTTTGCGCCGTGCGGCCTCCACCCGTGGCAGAGGCAGTGCGACGGGTCCACAGCATGCTCATGGCCGTGAACCTGCGCTGTTCGGCCGTGCGGTGCTGTGCGGTCTGGGCTGCACAGTACCGAGACCGCCGCCGGCATCCGCATGGCCGTGCAGGTGACGTTTCGCCTCGAGCATCCTGCGGGTGAGCGATGACGGGGTGGAAGCGCGCTCTGCCCTCATGGGGTTCGGCGTCGCGGATCGCGCGGTGGGCTGTGTGGTCGCGGCCGGCGGGTACGTGCAGGTCGTCGGTCAGGTCGTGGAGGCCGGCGCCGTCGGCCGGACTGGACTCCGCCGATCGGCGCTCACGACCGTGCACTCGTTCAGGTCGCTGTCCACAAGGGGGTCCCCGGCTCGATGGCGCCGCCGGAGACCTGCCGGGGCCTGCACGAGCGTGCAGGCCCTGCCGAAGGGGCACCAGGCCGTCGGCGTCCCCGTTGTTGACGGCGATTCACGCAGATCAGGCCGGCAAACATCGTCTACCAGCACACGCTCATGGCTGCATTTCCGAGCCGATCAGCGTCGATGTGGCCGTAGCCCAGATGACGGCACTGGTGTTCGCGGGCCAGCCTGCAGTAGACCATCTCCTGCAGGTCGAAAGTCTCCAGCGTCGCGTGGCAGAAGCCGGCCACCAGCAAGCGCGGTGGGGCTGCATCCGACCACACGATCCAGTGGCCCACCTCGCCGGTGGCCTCCATTCCCAGACTCCAGTGCTCACCCGGGTGTTCGGCCGGTAGCCAACACCGGTACGGGTTGGCCACCTTGTGCAGGCCGTCCACGACCGCGCCCAGCTCGATCAGCAGCCGTCCCGGAAGCCACACCTGCGCCTCGCACGCCTCGACATCGTCCCGAAAATTCACGCGCGTCACATCACGATGATCGGCCTGCTTCCCCGGCCGGTGCCGGCCGGGGAAGGACGTCGGCCGTCCGGAGGCTCCGGCATGGCACCCAGCCTCGCCGGCCGCCAGCTGCTCGGGGCTAGCTCCTGTCAGGGGGGTGAATCAGGGGCAGTCGAACGGCTGTCCAGGCAGCCATCACGCTCGTGCGGGGCCCCTCACGGCCGGCATCCCGCTTGCTGCACAGTCACATGACCGTCAGCGGATCGTGAGCGGTGACCGCACACCAGTGCGGTGTGCGGTCACGGTCGCAGGTACCGCACACGCTCGACCGGCCCTGCCGGATCACCCTGTCGCGACCGTGGCAGCGTCGGCGGCCTTCCGGCGATGCTTGTATGCCCATCCCTCACGCATGCCGGCACCGGGTACCCAGGAAAGAATTTCGGCCGCGGGGATGTTCAGCGGGGAGCGGCGATGGCGTTCCCATTCCTGCCGGAATCGGTCGGCGGCGATCTCCCGGGCCTTCGCGGCCCGTGCGACGTCGTCGGCCGGCCACGTCGGCACCTCGGGGTCCTGTGCCGGCACATCATCCGGCTGACCTTTGCCATCCTCAGCCGGCGGCGGTTCAGAGTGGACCCGCGCGGCGTCCGGTTGCACGCCGACGTGCAGCTGCTGCCTGGGTTCGTCGGGCTGCGATGTCGGGCTGCCGTTCTCCGGGGCGACCGCGGCGTGTCCAGGCGAGGCTGCGTCGAGGAGAGGATGCGCTGGGGCCGGCCGGACCGCGACCGAGCCAGCCGCGCGGCTGCGCCAAGGCTGCCATCTACGAGCTGGCGACCCGAACACCTCGACCTCGGTCGGGCTTGTCTCGCCTGCGACTGCCTCCGCCGCGGCGGCAGGGTCAGTCAGAAGCGGGGCCGAGCGACGAGCGATCCGATCCGCGAGGACCGCCGCGCGCACGGCCACCAGGTCCAGCCCGGCGGGGAACATCCAGGCGAAGTGGTGGTCGAGCCCGATGATCAGGCCGATCTGCCACAGGGTCTCGAACGACAACGCGAACGACAACGCGAATACCGCGCCGGTCAGCGCCCAGTCGCCGTACCGCTGGCCCGAGGAACCGGGCTGGCCGAACGGGGACAGCTGCATGTGAAGCGAGCCCAGAACCGCGACCGGCGGGGTCGCCGACAGCAGCACTGATGCCCACGCGGACAGCTGCGCCCGGTGATAGATCAGGGCGTGCTCGCCGTTCGCGAACACGCTCATACCCAGACTGAAGATCAGCATGGTGAGCGGTAGTCGAAGTGGCCGGCTCCGCTGCCACCACCCCTTCATGCCGCGCCGGTCCCCCTGGACCGGGCCTTCGGTGAGGTGGGGTTGTCTGCGGCCCGCTTCCTGGCAGCCGAAGGGACGGTCAGAATGCGTACGGGCACGTGCGTCTCCATGGGGCGTCGCGTGTCTGACCCCCGGTGCATCCCCGACGTCACCAGCGTCGGGTCCGGGGGCCTCCAACAGCCCCGAGGCTACCCCTACCCCCTACCGCCGCATCACCGGTGCTCCGTCGCGGACTGGGCTTGGTCGTCCGAGCGGGGCGGGGTGGTGGATCGGACCCACCCCGCCCGGGCCATGGCGTCGGCATCGGCTTCGCGGAGTGAACCCCCCGGCTCCAGAATGATCACCTGTCCGTCTGGGACCTGCTCATGGAGAAGGCTAGCCAAACGGCTCAGCACGTCCGCGCTGGTGTCCCCCCAGGACGTCAAAGAAAGAATCAGAGCGACCGTGGAGGAGGACACATTGAGAGCGTCGACGCTGAACCCGGAGGTGACGTGCATCTTCTGCCACAGCGCGTAGGCAGCGCGGGCATCCCCCAATGCAGTGTGGCGGCTTTCTGGATTGTCCGGGACGTCGAAGTAGCGGAACAGGACGTCGGTGTTGTAGGGCATGCCCAGCTGCCGAAGGGCAGCGGCGGCGCGCGGGTAGAGGCCGGTGGCCGCCTGGCCGATCAGGACCCCGGCGGCTAGGTCCTCCACGTCGTGGGGCTGGTAATGCCAGGGAGCACTCTCCCAGGTGTAGCTGCTGCCCAGCTGGGCGCGGAGCCACAGTTCCAGCCGCAACGCGTCGAAGCTGGGGACGACCCCGAACAGGTGGGTGTCGCGCAGGGCGGTGGCGATCACCTCGGCCGCTTCGGCCTCTGCCAGCGGGACGACCATCCTTCCGGCCTCCGGGTGCATCAGGGCGGCGTCGACCCCGTCGGGCAGCGCGAAGCGTTCACCGAAGCGGCAGATCTCCAAGGATCTGGGATCGGCCATGCTCATGTCCGGCCTGATCTGCACCAGCATTTCTCTGACCAGCCCCCCGACGTCCATGACGAAGCCCGCCTCCCATATGACGCGGGCGCCGGAACGCAGGCTGATGCACTCGGTATCACCGAACGTGAGGGGGTCGCCGCTGGCAGGCCAGGACATGGAGATCGCCCTTTCTTAACGATGGGTTCGGCCGCCGGGCCGTTCCCTCCACAGCGGGACAGCGTCCTCCCGGCGGGACGCTGTCCCGCTCGGGACAGCCGGGGCCGTCCGTACAGATCCGGACCGGACGGTCCACCGGTCCCGGCGACCGAATGACCCCAACCCTACCTACCTCACCCCGCACGCAGCCATATCTACCGCTACCGTTACCCCATAGAGTTGATCGCAGGAAGGGGTGACGTGATCATGATGCGTAGGTGGTGGGTGGCGGTGAGCGTGGTGACGGCCGCGGCTGTGACGGTGGTGGGCTGCTCGGCCGGGTCCGACGCGGGGCTGATGGCCCAGGCAGGTCCGATCGCCATCCCCCATGGGGTGATCCGCTGCCATGCACGGGCAGGCGGTCAGCTGCCGGATCCGGGGTGCTCGCCGGGCAGCCGGAATGCCGCGGTCAGTGCCGCCACCGTGCGCCGGACCGTGTGCGCGCCGGGATGGGTGGACGCGCGTCGGCTGCCCGCAGCGATGGTAAACGATCAGCTTAAGTCGCTGATGACGGCCTACGGGTACGGGGGGATGCCGCTGGACCGATTCGCCGTCGCGTACGTGGTTCCCCTGGAAGTGGGCGGATCCCCTGGCACGGCGGGAGATCTGAGCAATCTGTGGCCGGTGCCGGCCGGCAGCAAAATGCCGACCACGGTGGCTCTGGTACGGGGGCGGGTGTGTGCCGGGACGATGCAGCTCACCGCCGCGCAGAACCAGTTCCGCCGGGACTGGCGGGCGCTGGGCCGCACGGTGGGGGCCCTGTGATGCGGGAGTACCGGATCATCCTGGTCGCCGCTGCCGTCTTGATCGTGATCACGCTGGTGGCGGTGTGGGGCTATCGGCATCTCCCACCGCCGCCGTCCCACCGGCCCCTGGTGGTGCCCCGCAGCACCGACAGGCCTCCGTCTACCCCCTCCCGGCCCGCCGCCACTCGCGCAGGTAGCCCTTCGCGGAGGTGAGGTAGCTACCCTGGACCTCACCGGCTGGGAGGACACGGACCCCGAGCCTGCCGGACGTCCCGCGCCTCGCGCGGGGAGGGGTCCGCATGCCACCGGTCCTGGCCACCACCGCCCCCAGCCAGCCGCCGGCCGAGCCGGCGCAGCAGCTCACCGAGACCAGCGCAGCCACGGGAGCAGAGCCGGGCGGGCCGCCCGCGCCTGCTGAGACCCCCGCGGCGGACCGGGCCGATGCCAGCCTCGCGCAGGAGACCGACGACGGTGAGGACAGCCCGGAGCCGGAGACCACCGGGCCACTGATCGGTTTTGCGATCCCCGTCGGGATCGTGGAGGGAGTCGATACCTCCGACGGCCGATACATCACCCCCAACGCGCTGACCTGGCGCGACGCCCCGTTGACGCTCATGGCCACCGACCGGGCCCCGCATGGCAACCTGCCCACCACGGACGCCGTGCACGTCGGGCGGATCACCAGCTTGGCCCGCCGGGACGTGGCCGGCGAACCAGACGGCCGCGGTGACGTGTACCCCGACGGAGCGCAGGCCCTCTATGCCGCAGGGGAGTTCGACACTCGGGAAGAAGCGCAGAGCTTCGCCCGGCGGATCTATGCCGGGCAGCTCAACGGGGTCTCCGGGGACCTCGGTGCCTGCGTGGCGCAGTGGGAGGTCCTGGAGGAGGACGAGGACGGCTACCCCATCGCCGAGCGGCTGGTCGTCACGGCCGGTGAAGTCATGGGCTTCACGGTGGTACCGCATCCCGCGTTCGCCGGTGCCTACATCGTCGGCCTGGACGACGACGGGCAGCCGCTGCCCTCCCCGGCCCAGGCCCTGGCCGACCAGACCGACGACAGCGAAGCGATGGCGGCCTCGGCCTGGCCGGCGTGGACCATCCACCCGCCGGAGCCGGCCCGCATCGTCGCATCGGCCTACCCGGCACGACCCCCCGCTGCCTGGTTCGCCGATCCCCACCTGACCGAACTCACCCCGGTGACGATCGAGGACTCCGGCCAGATCTGGGGACACCTGGCCGACTGGATGACCGACCACATCGGTGCCGGCGGCGCGCGACTACGCGCTCCCAGGATGGGCCCGGGCTACACCTACCCCTACTACCGGACGGGGGCAGTGTCCTGCGAGGACGGGCAGCTGATCCCGACCGGCCCGATCACCATGAACACCGGACACGCCTCCACCCGGCCGGACATCACCGCCGCGCAGGCCATCGCGCACTACGACAACACGGCCACGGGCGTGGCGGACGTGGTGGCCGGTGAGGACGCGTGGGGTATCTGGGTCGCCGGGGCGATGCGGCCCGGGGTGAGTGAGGAGCAGGTCCGGGCACTGCGCGGGTCTGCCCTGTCCGGGGACTGGCGGCGCATCGGCGGCCGTCTGCATCTGGTGGCCGCGCTCGCGGTCAACACCCCGGCCTTTCCGGTTCCACGGCTGGCCGTGGCCGCCTCCGGGGAGCCGCTGGCGCTGGTGGCGGCCGGCGGCCCGACCCTGGCCGCGCTGGGCCGCCGGCGCCGCGCGGGACTGGACCCCGCCGCGCAGGCACATCTCGCGGAAAGCCGGCGGATCGCGGAGCAGGCCGCCCTCGGCAGCCAGGTGGCGTTGGAACTGGCCGCGCGGAGCCTGCGCGACGCCGTGCACCAGCGCACCGCTGCCTGAGTTACCCCTACCCCACAGGCCACCCCTGGTGGTAGCGTCGGCAGGGTACGAGCTGGAGGGCCGGCATAGCCGCCTCGACACACCCCAGGGCGCATGGCGACCGGGACCGCTCAGGTCATCCGTCGCCGCCCCGAAGGGGTAGTAGTCGTGCACCTGCAGGCTCTTCTCGATCTGATTGCCGCGCTGGACAGCGCCGACGATCCAGCCGCCTCCCTGGCCACCGTCCACCAGGAGATCGTCGGGCTGTCCGCCGCTGACCTCGCTCGCGTGGAGACGGCGCTGGTCGCCGCCTTCGACGCGATCTACGGGGAGGACGACGCACCGCGCACCCCGGAACAGGTCAGCGTGCTCGCGGGGATCGGCGAGGCCACCGGTGCGGTACGGACCCGGATCGCTGCCCTGGGGGCAGCCGAAGAGCAGGCCGCCCGGCTCCGGGACGCGGTCCACCCCACCCCGCCACCCCCGCAACCCGTCCCTCCTCCCCCGGCCGGCGCGGCAACCGGCGTAGAGGACACCGGCCCGGACGCCGGCGGGGACGCTGGCCTCCCCGAACCCGCTGACCCGGCCACGACCTCCGGGGCCGGCTCGACGTCGCCGGCCGTGCGGGCGCCGGTGGGAGCCATGTCCGCGCATCGGCCGCCGGCCGCGGATCCCGCCCGCCGCCCGCAGACAGCGGTGGCGGGCCGAGCGCGCATGGGTGCCTACATGTCCGCGACCGGATCCCCGCATGTGCGGGTCGGCGACGCGATCGACAGCTGGGACACGATGGGCCGGCTGATCTCCGACAAGCTGGGCCGTTTCGGCACCCGGGCGTTCCCCCGTGAGCATGTCGCTCGGTGGAAGGTCGACGCCTATCCGGAGGAGCGGACGCTCACCGGGGATCCGGTCCGCGACCAGGAGAAGATCGACGAGGTCTGTTCGTCGTCGGCGATCGTCGCGTCGGGCGGGATCTGCACCCCGGTGGAGGTGGACTACGCCATACCGACCTGGGGGGACGACAGCCGGCCGTTGGAGAACGCGCTGCCGTCGTTCAACGCCACCCGCGGCGGTCTGCGCTGGGTGTCCAGCCCGAAGATCACCGACACGGTGGCCACCGCCTCCACCAGCCTGTGGACGGAGGCCACGGATGCCAACCCGGGGGGTGCCACCAAACCCCACGGGGTGATCACCTGTGGGACGGAGCAGGAGGTCCTGGTCGACGCCATCCCGACGATCGTGCAGGTCGGCAACATGATGGCCCGGTACAGCCCGGAACAGGTGGCCGCTGCCACGAAGGTCGTGATGACCTACGCGGCCCGTTTCACCGAGCTCTACCTCCTGGGGAAGATCACCACGGCGTCCACGACCGTGCTGGCCAACCGGCTGCTCGGTGTGCATCGCGACGTGTTGGCCACCCTCGACCTGTACCTGGCACGGGCCCGCTACCGTGCCCGTCTGCCGCTGGGCCAGCGGTGGCGCGTGCTGATGCCGGAGTTCGCGCGGGATCTGATCCGCGTGGACGTGTTGCGCGAGCAGGCCCACGACGACGCCGGCACGAACATCCGCGCGATCTCCGACGCGCAGATCGAGTCCTGGTTCACCGCCCGCAACTGCAACATCACCTGGCTGAAGGAATCGGAACCGGCCGACGGCGCCGCGGTGTGGTCCGGTGGCCCGACCCCGGTCTCCCAGCAGCTCGACGGCGCGCAGACCGTGGCCTACCTCAACGGCTGGCCCACCGAGCTGCACTGGTGGATTTTCCCGGAGGGGACGTTTCTGCGCCTGGACGGCGGATCTCTGAACCTCGGTGTTGTCCGCGACCACATCCTAAATGGGACGAACGACTATCAGACGTTCACAGAGCAGTTTGAGAACGTGGCATTCCGAGGCCTGGAATCACACCGTGTGATCTCCACGGTCCTGCCGACTGGTGGTAGTTCACTTCCGATCGCCACCAGCGCGGCCCCGTCCGTTCTGGTCGGGGCCGCATCGGCTGCGCACGGAGCGGGCGGCTCCTTCTAAGACGTGGATGGTCTGCCGGGAGTGTCCTGGTCCGTCCTCCCGGCAGACCATCCCGACCCCTGATCGCCGTTTTCTCATGTCCTGGGAGGTGCAGGCCGGTGGCCATCACGGTCAGCTCCGCTATTCCCTCGATGGCGATTCCGGTTGCTCCACCAGCTCTCTCTCCACCCGCGCTGTCGTTGCTGCGCGCGGCCGTCACCGCCGACCCGGAAGACGACAAGGTCGCGGCCTCCTGGCCACGGGGCTTTGCGTTCCTGCCCTACGGGGCAACGCAGCCGGAGAGCATCGACGTCTGCGACCGCACGACTGCCAACAGCCTGTATCCCGGTGGCGGCGGGGCAGAGGTGGTGCTGCCGGCGCGCGTGGACTATGTCCCGTTCGTCGTGTCCCACCAGGAGCCCCGGTCGACGTTCGGCCTGGACGCGGCCCAGTGGCAGGATCGGGCGCTTCGCAGCCTGGTCGCCGGTACTTCCTCCGCGGTGGAGTACGAGCTGTGGACGGGCACGATTGCCCAGGCCAAAGGCTATCCGCAGCGGTGGCTGGCCATGCCCGTCATCGCCGACGGCGGTCCGGTGGTGGACCTGACCCCGGCAGGCGGCCCGGTGGCCCCGCTGCGCGCGCTGGGCCTGCTGGAGCAGGCCTTGGCCAACGCCGGCGCGGCGGCCCCCTCCGGGGCGCAGGACGCGGTGAACGTCTCCACCGGCCAGCCCATCGGCCCCGGCCGCCGAGGCATGATCCACTGCCTTCCCGAAATGCTACCGCTGTGGCAGGCAAACGGATTGATCCGCCGTGAGGGCAAATACCTGCTCACCTTGATGGACAGCATTGTCGTCCCCGGATCGGGATACCCGGGAACCGGTCCCGGCGGCAGCACACCGAACGTCGGGGCCGCCTGGCTGTATGCCACGTCGATGATCCACATAAGGCTGGAAGATCCCTACATCGTCGATGGGGAGTGGCTGGCCGATCTGGACAGGTCGGTGAACACGGTGGCGGTGACCGCTCAGCGTGCCGCGGCGGCCTACTGGGACTACAGCGTGCATTTCGCGGTGCAGACGGACTTGGAGGTCTGACAGATGCCTATCGTCGTCGGTGCCGCGACATCACCGGCCGTCTCCCCCACCGGCAACGACGGTGCCGCCTCCATACTGTCGGTCGCGATGCGGGTGTGCCGGCTGGATTCGATGGGGCACATCGCGCAGGGTCCGAACAACATGGTCGTCACCGACCAGTACGCGAAGATTGACTTCGCGCAGGATATGGAGAACGGCCAGGACACCAGCGCCCGCAACGCGGCCGGGAACCTGGCGGTCACCTGGCGCACCCCGGACCTGCCCAAGCGGCTGACGGTGTCCGTCGACCTGACCGCGCCGGACCCGGAGTTGGAGGAGCTGCTGACCGGCGGCACCGTGCTCACCAGCAACGATCCGCCGCTGACCGCCCCGGTGGCCACCGCTACCCCCTCCTCGACCGGCGGGTCGATGCCCTCCGGCACCTACAGCCACATGATCACGGTGATGAACTATCGGGGGGAGACCACCCCGGCCAGCCCGCTCAGCACCACGGTCATCGGGCCGAACGGCAGCGTCAGCATCAGCATCCCGCTCACCCCGGGGGCGACCATGGCCGGGATCTACCGGCAGGTCGGTGCCTCCTACGCGCAGATCGCCGTGGTCCCGCTGGAGACGGCCGGGGCCACCACGTTCGTGGACACCGGCACCACCCCGATGGGATGCGTGCCGGGCCCCCCGGCCACCAACTCCACCAGCGGCTACGGCACGGAAGGGTATGCCTACCCCGACCTGCAGACCGACCCCAACCCGTGCGGGGTGAGCATCGAAGCATGGTCCCGCGCCGTGATTGACGGAGGTCCGGCGAACCCGCCCTACATCCACTGGGTGTGGCCGCGGGTGATGTTGTGGAACAAGGGCAGCCGCACGCTGGACACCTCCCCGCTCGCCTCGAGCTTCAGCGGCTTCGGGTTCACGAACCTGTACTGGGGTCGAGGGCCGGACGGCGGCTGGCAGCAGGACAGCTCTCGGGTGAGTTTCCGCCGCCGCGAGGCCCGCTACCCCCTACCCACGGTCGGCTACCAGCCCACCCCTGCCCTGCCCTACTGACCGCTGCCTGTCCTGCTCACCCCTGCGCGAAGGGCATCCGGATGACCTACACCTATGCCGGCCGGTATGAGGAGGCCGCGTTCACCAGCGACGGGGGCCTGCTCAAGGGCGGGGCGATCGCTGTCTATCTGCCGAGCACCACGACCCTGGCCACCCTCTACGCCGACCGGACCAAGAGCACGACGGCGGCGAATCCGGTCACCAGCGATGCGGTCTCCGGGGTGCTGGGGTTCTGGGCCGACCCTGGGCTGTACGACCTGGCAGGCCCGGGCCTTACCGTGTCCGGTGTCGCGGTGGTCCCCGACGCCGCAGAGTTCCAGGACGCCAACCAGCGGGACACAGCTTCCGGCTACCCGGGCCTGGATCCCAGCAAGCGCCTGGTGTCCGGCGCCCCTGCGGTCACCGCCGCAGCCGGTGCGGCGGCAGGCACCTCCCCGCCTGCACCGGTCGTCGGCCCCAGCAATGATCAGTCGGGGACTGTGACGTTCGGGTCGGGGAGCGGCTCGCCGGCGGCCGGCGCGCAGGTGATTGTCAGCTTCTCGACGGCGTGGGCCAGCGCACCCCGCGCGGTCATCATCAGCCCGAACAACGACGCCACCCAACAGTTGGGGCTGTTCGCGGGCCGGCCGAGCACCACAGCGTTCACGGTGTCCGCGCACACGGCGCCGGCCGCCAGCCAGGCCGCCGGCACCTTCTCCTTCTCCTACCTGGTCCTCTGACCACGGCATCCGATGGCGACGTACGCGGGCCGGTACGCGGAGGCCCTGCTGCTGGAAGACGGGACGCTGGCGAAGGGCGTCCTGGTCACAGTCCATGTGGCAGGCACCAACACGCTGGCCACCCTGTATGCCGATCACACCCGCACCATCCTGATCTCCAACCCGGTGATGACCGACCCGGCCAGCGGCATGCTCGACTTCTACGCCGACCCCGGTCTGTACGACCTCACCGCCGCGACCGAAGTCGTCTACGCGGTGCCGGTGGTGCCCGACGCGCGGGAGTATGCCGACCTCGACGCGTCCGGACGCGTGCCCTATGCCCGGCTGCCGGTGGGTACCGGGCCGGGCACGGTCGCCGCGGCCGACGATCCGCGGATCCTCGGCGCCGCCGGCTACACCGTGTCCGGGGGGACCTGGGCCTGGCGGGCGGAGACCATGCACCGGCTGTGGGCCGGCTCCTACCTGACGCTCTCCCCGGGCAGCGTGCTGGTCGGGATGTTCACCGCGGACGTCACCCTGTCGACGGGCCTGCTCACCACCTTCCTGGTGGGCGGGGCATCGGCCGGGGTGACAACCGCGCGGATGGGTCTCTACCTGGTGGACAGCGCCGGGTCGAACCTGGTGTGCATCGGCCGGACCGCGGCCGACCCCACGCTGTGGGCGGGCACCGAGGAGATCTGCTCACGGCGGATCGTCGACAACGGCGCGTCCAGCCCCACCTCGATCAGCACGGTCAGCCTCCTCCGCGGCAGCCGGTACGGCTTCGCCGTCTTCGTGGACACGCTGGCCGAGGCCGGGCCGACGCTGGCCGGCACCTGGCTGGGGGCGAATTTCCTGTCCGGGATGCCGCCCGTGCTGGCCTACAGCGGGCCAGCCGGGGACATGGACCTGCGCCCCTCCTACGCCATCGGCGCGTTGACGTTCACCGGCGCCGTCGTCTATGGGGCGGCCACCCCATGAGCATGATCCACGCCGGCCGGTATGCAGAGGTCGCGCTGCGCACCGATGGCACCCTGGCCAAGGGCGCGGCCGTGACCGTGTTCCACGCGGGTTCCGCAGTACCCGCGGAGCTGTACGTGGATCGGCAGCGATCCGCGGCCGCCGACAACCCCGTCACGGCCGACCCCATCACCGGTCTGCTGGCCTTCTGGGCCGAGCCCGGGGTGTACGACCTGGTCGGCGACCGGGTCGTGGTCTTCGCCGCACCGGTGGTGCTGGACCCGGCCGACGTACCCGCCCTCGACCAGACCGGCACGGTGCCCGCACGCCAGCTACCCGTCGGGACGCTGGCCGACACGATCGCCGCAGGCAACGACCCACGGCTGGCCGACGCCGAACAGTCCAGCCGCAAAGGCGCGCCGGGCGGCTACGCGCCGCTGGACGCCAACGGGCACGTGCCCCTCGGCTACCTGCCGCTCGGCACCGGCTCGGGCACCGTGCCTGCCGGGGACGATCCGCGGATCGTCGAAGCGGAGCAGACCGCCCGCCGCGGCCACGCCAGCGGCTACGCCCCTCTGGACGCGGCCGCGCTGCTGCCGGCCGCCAACCTGCCGGCCATGCCGATCCTGCCCCGCCAGCTGATGTTCTACGGGCACAGCGTGTTCCACCGGATCGCGGGGGCGGTGGAATCCGCCGGGTTCCGGGCCGACCGGCTGGTCCAAGCCCTGTGCGGACTCCCGGACAGCCGAGTGACCAACCGGGCTGCCGACGACGCGCTGCTTCTGGCCGAAGGGGACAGCGCAGGCGGCTATCCGCAGGTCCTGCAAGCCGAACCGAAAACCGTCCGGGGAGCGCCGTACATCGGCCGGGACGGCACCGCCGTCCTGTGCTGGGGAATCTACGACCTCGGCGCGCTCGGGCCGTCGACCCATGTCCGCGACGCCTTCATCCACGCACTGCGGGCGGTGATCTCCCGGCATCGCGCGGCCACCGTGCGGGAGCACACCGACAGCACCGTCGCCCTGACCGGCGGCTCTGAGATCACCACCATCAGCTACAACAGCGGCGGCGGCTACTGGAGCTGGGCCTCCACCGGCAGCAGCTTCACGATCACCCTGCCGGCCGACTTCCCCGGCGGCACGGTGACCATCGGCCTGATCGGCGCGGCCGGCACCACCGGCGGCACGATCAGCTGGTCCGGGACCGCCTCCACCGGCACCAGCGGCACCACCAGCACCTCGGCGATCATGCCGGCGGGGGGTGCCCACGGCCACATAGCCGTGCGCATCCCCGGGCTGGTCGCCGCCGACGCCGGCAAGACCATCGTCGGAACGATCACCGCCGTCGACGCAGGCGGTGACGTCGGCCTGGACTACTGGCAGGCCGAAGCCCCGATGCCCCCGCTCACCGTGGTGTGCGGGATCCCCCGGCTGCGAGACGCGAGCGCCTACGCAGCGTTCCCCACCAGCGTCACCGACTCCGATGTCTTCGCGTGGAATACGGCGATCCAGGGCCTGTGCGCTGAATTCGTCAACGGTGTGGTCTACGCCGATGTGGATGCAGTTGTCGGAAAAGCACCCGGTCTGTACGCGGCGGACGGCATCAACCTGAACGAGCTCGGGGCACGTGCCTGCGCCACCGCGATCATTGCCGGCGCCGCCGGCGCCGGCCGGGTGCTGTCCCCGTTCCAGCTCACCACCGACTGGAGCTAAGACGTTGACTGCCACCTACGCCGGCCGATACGCGGAGACCGCGCTGCGCACCGACGGGCAGATCGCCCGCGGGGTGCCGGTCACGGTCTACCCGACCGGCAGCGGGATGCCGGCCATGCTCTACGCCGATCGGGACCGCAGCGCCCTGGCGGACAACCCGGTGATCGTCGACCCGATCACCGGGCAGCTGGACTTCTGGACGGAACCCGGCCTCTACGATCTCGTCGGCCCTGGCGTGGAGCTGCGCGCGGTACCGGTGGGCGGGGATCCCGACGACTACGCCCCTGCCGACCCGAACGGACGGGTGCCGTTCGAGGCGCTGCCGATCGGCAGCACAGCACGCACGATCCCTGCCGCCGACGACCCGCGGCTCGTCGGGGCCGAGCAGACCAGTCGTCGCGGCCAGCCGGGCGGCTACGCGGCGCTGGACGCGGACGGGCTGCTGCTGACCTCCCAGATTCCCGGCTCGGGAGCCCCGGTGACGACGGTGGCTGGGCGCACCGGGGCGGTGGTGCTGACCGAGGCGGACATCGCCGGACTGGTCGAGGATCTGGCCGCCCGTCAGGTGATCTCCGCGTTGGGCCAGCCAGGCGGCTATGCGGCGTTGGATGCCGCCGGGACGGTGCCCGTGGGACAACTGCCGGTCGGCAGCGGCCCGGCAACGGTCGCCGCCGGCAATGATCCCCGGCTCACCGGGGTGGAGCTGGCGGCGCACAAGGGCCAGCCAGGCGGCTATGCGGCGCTCGGCTCCGATGGGCGGGTACCGGTCAGCCAGCTTCCGGTCACCGCGGTGACCTCCGTGGCAGGGCGGACTGGGGACATTGCCCTGGTCGAGGCCGACGTGGCCGGGCTGCCGGCGGATCTGGCCGCCAGGCAGAACGTCGCCGCGAAGGGGACCCCGAACGGGTACGCGGCACTCGGGGCCGACGGGCTGGTGCCCTCCAGCCAGCTCCCAGCCATCCCCGTCTCATCCGTGGCAGGGCGAACCGGGGCGGTGACGCTGGTCGAGGCCGACGTGGCCGGGCTGCCGGCGGATCTGGCCGGCAAGCAGAACGTCGCCGCGAAGGGGACCCCGAACGGGTACGCCGGGCTGGACAGCAGTGCTCGGGTACCTGTTGCCCAGCTCCCCATCGGCACCGGTGCCGGCACGGTCGCCGCCGGCACCGTGGACGCCGCAGCCTCGACCGGTTCGCTGCGCACTCTGGGGATCGGACCGGCGCAGGCCGCGGTCGGCTCCCAAGCCGTCACCAGCCCCCAGCTCGCCGCGTGGCGCGGCGGGCTGGGGAACCGGCTGTACGGCCCGGTGTCCGCGGTATGCATCGGCTCCTCCACCACCGCCGGGTACAACGCCACCGCCCGCACCCGCCGCTACACCGACCAGGTAGGGGTGGACCTGCACGCCCGTTACAACCCCCCGGGGGTGACCGGCGGGGTGCATATCCTGGCCACCGACACCGGGTGGACCGTCTCCGGCAGCCACGGCACGGACGGCAACGGGCTGGGCTTGGCCTCGGTCACGTTGACCGCCTCCGCCAGCATGAGCCGTACCGAGGCCGGCACCGGCTTCGACGTCCACTTCGTCCAGGGCCCCAACAGCGGCGCGTTCACCGTCGCCGTGGACGGGGGTAGTGGCGCCACCATCACCCCAGACACCGCCGGGACCGCCGACCGGCACGACGGCATCTACATCTCCCCCGTGCTGAGCTTCGGTTCCCACAGCATCACGATCACCGCCAGCACGGCCACCGTGATCAACGGAATCTACGTCCGCGGCGGGGATGAGATCAGCGGCATCCGGATCTACACCTCCGGCGCTGCCGGCACCACCGCGGCGTCCTGGGCCGGGGCATCCCCCAGCCTGTTCCAACGGCTGGCAGCTCTGTCCCCCCGCCTCGTCACGATCATGCTGGGTGCCAATGACTTCGCCGGCGGGGTCAGCCCGACAGCGTTCCAGGCCAACCTGCAGACCCTCATCAACGCCGTGGCCGGCGCAGTCACCCCGACTCCGTCAATTCTGGTGATCGCCACCTACCTCCGGCTGGATGTCTCCGGCTCTGCCTACCCCTGGTCGGCCTACACCGCCGCGATGGCCGCGGTGGCCGCAGCCCATCCAGGGCTGGTGGACTATCTGGACATCTCCGGTGTCTACCCCACCAGCCAGGCCTCCGACCAGGCATCCTTGCTGATTGACCCGGCGGACTTCGTCCACCAGACAGACCGTGGCCACCGCACGATGGCCGACCAGATCATTGCCACGCTGACTGCGCCCGCTCCCCCGGCGGTGACCCTTCCCCCGTTCGACCCCCGGCAGGTGGCAGGACTACTGACCTGGCTGGATGCCGGCAGCCTCGGCCTGGCAGACGGCACCGCGGCAGGTTCCTGGACGCCGAGCGCAGGGCTGGAGGCCGCGGCCCTGACCCAGGCCACCGTCGAGCAACGGCCGGTGTACCGGACGGGCAGGGTCAACGGCCGGCCCGCGCTGGTGTTCACCGCCGCGTCCAATCACAATTTGGACTCCGGGGTGTGGGCCGGCAAGCGGGCAGTCCCCCTCACCGTGATCGCCATCGCGAAGATCTACACGGGGAACACCGGGAACCTGTTCACCGGCCGCAGCGGAACCTATGCCTACGCGGGGATCTCCACCGGCACCACCCTGTCCGCCGGCGCAGGGGCGGTCAGTGAGATCAACCAGGGCATCACGCTGGACACCTGGCATGTGATCGCGGTGCTGTACAACAGCGGCGCCAGCGCGATCTACCTGGACAGCCGAACCGCCACCGTCACGGGCACCACCGGCACCGGCGCCTCTGCCGCCCTGCCGGGGCTGCGGTTGGGCACCAACAGCGGCGCGAACTCGAACTGGTACGACGGCGAAATGGCCGAGCTCACCGTGTACGGCAGGGCCCTGAGCGGCGGGGAGCTGGCCGCGCTGATGAGCTGGTACGGCACCCGCTACGGCATCACGATCTCATGAGCAATTTGCCCGTTTTCCAGGTCGGACAGGGGGACACTCAGCCGACGCTCACCGACACCCTGCTCAACCCGATCAGCCGCAGCCCGCAGGACCTGACCGGGGCCGCGGTCCGGTTCGTGGCCCGTCCCACCGTGGGCGGCGAGGTGGTCATCAACGCGCCCGCGCAGGTGGTGTACGCGGCAGGCGGCCTGGTCCAGTACCCCTGGACGCTCGAGGACACCGCCGCCCCGGGGAATCTGGCCGGGGAATGGCACGTCACGCTGCCCGGCGGGGCCAGCGAGACCTGGCCGCTGCACACCTGGGCCCACATCCGCGTGGAGGCGGCACTTTCCAGCCCCACCGCCAGCCCGGATCCGGCCCCACTGCTGCCCACCCCGTGGATCAGCGCCGACGACGTCGCGGCCCGACCGCGCATGGCCCGCGTCGACCGCCGGGTGCTCCAGCAGTGTGCTGAGGCGGCCAGCGAGGTCCTCTACCTGCGGTCCGGGCGGCTCTACCCCGGGCTGCTCACCGCGACGATGCGCCCGAGCGCCGACCCGCTCCCCGGACGGATCGGCGCGGGCCTCGGCACGTTCGCCAGCTGCTACGGCTATGCCAGCGGGGACGTGTGGACGGCGCTCACCCCGGACCGGGTGTACGACCGCCGCGGTGGCGGCGGCTGGCCGCCGGCCGTCGACCTCGGGGTGTACCCGCTGCGCAGCATCGTCCAGGTGCTGCTGGACGGGCAGATCATCCCCCCGGCCGAGTACCGCATCGACGAGCAACGGTGGCTGGTGCGCGTGCGGCCCACCGCCACCGCGGTCCCCACCCGCCGCTACGGCTGGCCCTCCCACCAGCAGCTCGACCTGCCCCCCACCGAACCAGGCACGTTCGCCGTGACCTGCACCTACGGCACCGCGCCCCCGGCGATGGGCAAGCTGGCCGCGGCCGCGCTGGCTGCCTCCATCGCTCAGCTGCTGGGCTACCCGGCGACCGGCGCGACCTTGCCGGCCCGCGCCACGGCCGTGAAGCGTGCCGGCGTCACCGTCGAGGTGGCGAACCAGGCGTTGGACGCCGACGGCGGGGTCGGGGTCCCTGAGGCAGAGCTGTTCCTCGGCACGGTCAACCCGGACAGGCTGCGCCGGATGCCCACCGTGTGGACCCCGGACCTCGGCAGCACCCGCAGATCAGGAGGCTGACATGCCCACCACCCTGCAGATCCTCGGCCCCGTGCTGTACGGCCGGCTGGAACGTGCCGGGGCCAGCGCGGACGAAATCGACCAGCTGGCCGCGGAGCATCGCCACCCGCAGCAGGCCGCGGACCTGGCAGCGGAAGTGGCCCGCATCGGGGACCAGGCACTGGCCGCCTACCTGCAGCGGCGCCGCGATGCCGTGCCCCGTCCGAGTGGCCATGTCCCGCGCGGCGGGCAGGCCCGCTCCCCCCGGCACGCGAAGGCCGCCCAGCCAGCCCCCAGCGCCCCACCCCCACCTTCTACCGCCGAGGGTGACCTACCCCCGGTGGACGGCGGTGACCGCTAGGCTGGACAGCGAGGGACACGGACCCCCTCCCGCACGTCGCCCACCGCCTGGCGGTGGGCTGACCGTCACCGGTGTGGGGTCCGATGCTGTCCACCCTGGAACGCCAGCAGATCATCACCGCGGTCCGCGGCGACCCGGACCGGGCTGCTCGCACACTCACCTCCCTGCAACACCGAGGCATCTCCTCCGACGACCCTGAGCTGGTCGCGACGCTGAGCGCCGTCGCGCAGGCCCCCGACCCGTCAGCGACCAGCACCTCCAGCGCGATCCACCGCCCGGCCGAGCAGATCCCGGCCGAACCCACTCCCCTCCCGTCCGACACCACGGGGCGGGCCGACACCGGGCTGCCCGGCCGCCGCGAGCCGCCCGGGCGGCGCGGTCGCGCTCCGACCGGGCGGCGAGGCTGATATGGCCCTGGCCGCATCCGCGCTGGCCGCCCAGGGCCGTCGCGTCCTCGCCGTCGTCGAGGCCGGCTTCCACCAGGCCGGGGTGCCCCTGCCGGACCGCCGGTACACCGCCCCCGGCCAGGTGGCCCCGGCTGACGACGAACAGCTGGTGGTGCACCTGGTAGGGCTGGCTGCCGGGCATCCCGGCGAGCAGGTCGCCCTGTGGCAGCGGCCCCCGGCAGCGTTCCGCACGGCCACCTGGCAGGTCAGCATCCTGCGGGCCGTCCACGTCCAGGGGCAGGACGGCGCGTACGCCCCCGACCCGCTCGACGTCGCCGCCGACGCGGACGCGGCGTGGATCGATGTGGCCGTGCTCCAGGACCTGCTGGAGAACGCCCGCCGCGGACATCTTCTGGTCGGCCCCGGGGTGCCGATCGTCATCTCCCCCATCACCCCGATCGGCCCGCAGGGCGGGCTGGCCGGGGTGCAGGCCCAGGTGGGCCTGGCGCTCGAGCAGGCCCCGGTCCGGTGAGCGCCTGGTGGGTGCCGAACCCGGCCGGGCAGGCCGAGTTCTTCGTCAGCCTGACCGGTCCGGTGGGTCGGGAGGTCTACCGGCGCGGGACGGTGCTGCTGGTCGCGGCCCGCAGGCAGGTGGGCGTTGCCGTGCCCGACCCACTGGGCCGGGCCCGTGACCGGCGTGTCGGGCAACTGCGGGACAGCCTGACCATCCAGTCGATCGCGAGCCCTCTGGGCCCGTCGGTGCGGGTGGGGTCCGCGGATCCGATCGCGCTACTCCACCACGAGGGCAGCCGACCCCACACGATCTTCCCTCGCCGCCGGGACGGCGTTCTGCATTTCTACTGGCCGCAGAGAAACACCTGGGTGTTTCTCCGCAAAGTTAACCATCCGGGGACCGCGCCGAACCGATATCTGTCGGACAACCTTCACCTCACCATCACATAGAAGGGACGGACATGCCCGAGCTGAGGATCGATGTTCACCCGGCAGAGCCGGCGGACCCGGTCATCATCCGGATCGCGATGCACCGCAAGGATCTCACCGAGCCGGAGATCCACACCTTCCACGGGGTGGACTCGGCGCCTTTTCTTCACATGCTGCGGTTCGGTCTGGCCGAGCACACCGGAGATGAGGCACTGGGCGCGGCCGCGATGGTCGATTTCGTCCGCGGAGTTGTCGTGGAGGAGGAGCAGGAACGTTTTCAGCGGCTGCTGATGACCACCTCGGGCGGCGCGACCATCGATGCCCATTACTTCGAAAAGCTGTTCCGAGTCCTGATGGAAGCATATTCCCGGCGCCCTACCCGGCTGTCGCCCGGATCCTCGCCAACGGGGCCGCCTACTGGGGTGACTACGGACCCCGCCTGGAACGGTCCGGTGTTGACCCCGCAACCACCGCTGCTCACCGGGTAGTCGCGCATCTGTATGCGCTGATCGTCGATGACATGACCTCTGCGTGGGCCAGCCGGGCAGAGGTCCGTCAATCCCTGGACGAACAGTTGGCGAAGCCGCTACCGGGCCGCAGCGGCGCGCAGGCCACACCCCACCCGGATGACCCGCACGATGCGGAACGGATCCGCAAATACGGGCCGAATCCCTGGGCGCAGGACGAGGCCGCGTTGCAGCGGGCCTGGGCGATGACCGGCGGCTGACCCGACATTCCCCGTGCGACGGGCGGGAAGGAGGTGCAAGGCGATGCAGAGCGTCGTCGGTGAGGCATGGGCGATGGTCAATGCCAATACCAAACCGGCGCTCACGCAGATCAATGCTTTCTTTGACAAGGCGATGAGCCGCGAGCTGGTCATCAAAACCCGGGCCGACATCTCCCAGGTGCGGGCCAGCTACGACCAGGTCAAGGTGATGGCCCGCGACCTCAAGCCGGTCGTCCGCCTGGACGTCGACGGCCGGCAGGTCATGCGCGGTCTGGACCGGGTTGAGGTGATGGCCCGCGACATGCGGCCCACCGTCCGCCTGGATGTCGACGGCCGGCAGGTCATGCGCGGTCTGGACCGGGTGGATGCCATGGCCCGCGACATGCGCCCCACGGTGCGGGTCAACGCCGATACGGCTGCGGCCCAACGGCAGGTCCAGCAACTACGCGCCGAGATCGCCGGGGCGGAGGCGGCCGGCTCTGCCGGGGCGGCGGCCGTGCAGGGCGGCAGTTTCCTCGGCGGCGGGCTGCTCGGTCAGTTGAAAGACTTCGCGGCCATCCTTGGCGTTCTGGAGGGCGTTCATGGGCTTGCCACGGCCGCACATCAGACGCAGGATTTCGAATTCCGACTGAAGGATCTTTCCACCGGGGCGGGTGAGGCCACCGGAAATCTCGGGATGATCGCCGACGGGATGAAATCGATGTCCACCCAAGTCGGCGTCACCGCGATCGAGCTAGAAAAAGGCATCTATTCAATCGAATCAGACGGGTATCACGGGGCCGCGGCACTCCAGGTACTGCACGCCGCGGCCGAAGGGGCCCGCACCGGAATGGCGGACATGGAGACGGTCTCCACGTCCCTGATGACCGTGATGCGCTCCTATGAGATTCCGGTCGGCCAGGCCAACCGGGCCATGTCCATCATGGTGGAGACCGTTGCACACGGCGGTGTCCGCATGCAGGACATGGCGTTGGGCATGAAAACGATCGCGCCGGTCGCGAATGCACTTCATGTGCCACTGGCTGAGGTCACCGGGGCGATGGCCACCATCACCTCCGTCACCCATGACGCCGCGTCGGCCGGCACCGGGATGCGATTCATGCTCCAAAGCATGGCCGCGCCGTCGCGGGAGGCGGCCGCGGCCATGGCCGAGGTGGGGCTGGAAGTCACGCAGGTCCAGCACTCCCTGGCAGAGAAAGGTCTGGTCGCCACTCTCCAACTGATCGAGCAGCACATCGGGACGACGTTCCCGAACGATGCTGCCCGCCAGGTCTCAGCGTTGCATGCCATCGTCGGCGGCACCCGGGGATTCACGGCGGCAGCGCAGCTCACCGGCCCTCACATGCAGGAGCTGATCGCCAACACGCGGGATATCAGTGAGGCAGCGAACCGGGCGGGTAAGAACGTGGCCGGCTGGAGCACGGTCACCTCCACGCTGCGGTTCCAGGTCGACCGGGCCAAAGCCGGGTTGAGCACGTTCGGCATCGAAGCGGGCACCGTCGTTCTGCCGATGGTCACCCTGCTGCTCAAGGGGCTGCTGGACCTGGCCGGGGGGATCGGCGGGACGCTGGCCGCGGCGATCCGCACGGTCAGCCCGCTGTGGCGTGCCCTGATCGAGGGGTTCCGGGCCGGGCCTGGGGCAGATCCCGGCTCCGGGGTGCTGGGGTTCCTGCGTCGGCTGGGCGCGTTTGCCCACAGCACGCTGCACACCGTCCGGGCCGACTGGGATGCGCTGGTCGGCGCGATGCGCGGGCAGGCGCTGTCCCCGCAGGTCCGTTCCGGCTGGCTGGGCAGCCTCACCGGGGACATCGCGACCGCGCGGGGGCTGTGGACCGGGTTCGCCGGCGGGCTGCGCGGCCAGTTCCAGCCCCCCACCCGTGACCCGGCCGGGACGCTGACGCTGCGCCCGGGACGGCCCGCGCCGCAGGGGGCAGCCGGGGCGGCGGCCGCGGCCGGGTCGGCAGTGCGCGCGGTGGGCCGGCAGGTCACTCCGGCGCTCACCCTCGCGCGGGGCGGCTTCGAGGGGCAGCTGAATCCCGGGGAGATTCTGGGCTGGCAGTCGGTTGCCGTCCGGGCCGGACGCCTGGCCCGTGAGGCGTTCGACGGGGCCGGTGAGGCGATCCGAGGGATGACCTCGGCGGTGCGCCTGGCGGTCGGCTGGGGTGAGCGGCACCAGGCGCTGGTCCGGAGCTGGGCCGTCGGTATCGGGCTGGTGGTGGGGGCCATCGGCGCGTGGCGCCTGGCGACCGGTGCGCTGGCCGCCGCGCAGACGCTGCTCAACGCGGTGATGGTCGCCAACCCGATCAGCTTGCTCGTGATCGGGATCGGGCTGCTGGTCGGGTCCCTGATCTATGCCTACCGGCATGTGTCGTGGTTCCACGACGGTGCCAGAGCCGCGTTTTCCGGTATCGAGACCGCCGGCCGGGAAGTCTGGTCCGTTGTCTCCGAGGCAATCAGCGCCTTCATCGCCGGACCGCTGAGCTGGATACGCGGAGAAATCGGCGTCTTCGTCGATTTCTGGCATAACAACGGCGAGCAGATAAAAGCATTGTGGCGGGAAACATGGGCGATCGTCGAAACCGATTTCCGTGTTTCCTGGGCCGTCATCTTCGGTGCGATTCAGTTCGCCCTGAACTCCCTGCTGATTTACTGGCGGATTACCTGGGATCTGGTCAAGGGGTCCGTGGTCCTCTCGTGGACGCTGATACACGACGCGATCAAGACCGCGCTCGATCTGATCCTTGGCATTGCCGCCATTTTCATCGACATTTTCACAGGGCGCTGGGGGAAGCTCTGGGGTGACGTGAAAAGTCTGGTCAGCACCGCCTTCCACGATGTCACCAGGTTCTTCTCCGACTTCGGATCGGGCGCCCTCACCCTGCTCTATACCGCCGGCAAAGACATCATCGACGGGATGATCAACGGCCTGAAGGATGCCGGGAAGACGGTGTGGACCACCATCAAGGATATCGGCACCTCGATCATCGACGGGGTCAAACACTTTTTCGGGATCAAGAGCCCGTCCACCGTCATGGCCGATATCGGCGGTCACATCGTCGGCGGACTGATCAAGGGCATCGTATCAAGTGGGGCCGGCATGGGAGGCATCTTCGACAAAATCTTTTCCGGTGCGTTGCAGGACCCCTGGGGCTGGGTCGTCCAGCACCTGGACGACCTAGGCTCGATCCTGGAGAAAGTCCCCGGGCTGGCCACCGGCCTAGCCAAGAAGGCGGCCAGCGGGGCTCTCTCCGGCCTTGAACACCTGGGCTCCTCTGCCCTGCATGCCATATTCGGTGGCGGGGCAGAGAAGGGCCTTTCCGCGGACCTGACCGCGCTCATCACGCAGTCCCTGGCCATCAACGGGCTGCCGGCCAGTTGGGCCCCGGACATGGCCCGGCTGGTCCAACTGGAATCGGGCGGCAACGCTCGGGCAGTCAACCCAACCGCGGTTCTGGGGCAACACGCCACCGGCCTGGTGCAGATGCTGCCGTCCACCTTCCGCGCGCACATGCTGAGCGGATTCGGGGACATCTTCAACCCTCTGGACAACCTGATCAGCAGCGAGCGGTACATCAAGGACACCTACGGCAGCCCCGACCGCATCAAAAACCTGTACTCCGGCTCCTACCTGGGCTACGACTCCGGTGGCATTCTGCCCCCCGGCCACAGCCTGGTCCTCAATGCCACCGGGGCAGGGGAGCCTGCGGCCGTGTTCACCCCCGGCCAGTGGCAGACCCTGCAGAACCTGGCCTCCGGCCGGTCCGGGGGAGCTGCCGGACCGGTGCAGCTCGGAGACATTCACGTCTACCTGGGCGACCAAAAGATCACGGACATCATCGACGTCCGCATCGACCACCGCGACCGCAAAACCGCGGCCGCGTTCCGCGGCGGTATCAAGAGAGGCTGACAGGGAGCCAAAATGGGATTCAGCGCGGCGGCAAAGAATTACATGCTCGATCAGTTGGGGGCCAACAGGGCCCTCTATTTCTCCCTGCACGCAGCCGACCCGGGCGCGGCCGGGGACAGTGAGTTGGCCGGTGGCAGCCCGGCCTATGCCCGTAAGCCAGCGTCCTGGTCGCCGGCCGCGGCCGGCGCGAAGAACCTGGCGAGCTCGGTAACGTTCGACGTCCCCGGCGGGGCGACGGTGGCGTTCGTCGGCACGTGGGACTCCGCCAGCGGCGGGGTGTTCCAGGGCGGCGCCCCGCTGGGGACCCCCCAGCCCTACAGCTCCCAGGGCACCTACACGCTGACCAACCCCTCATCCGGCGGCCTGGCCAGCATCGGCGGGTAGCGGATGCTCGCGGTCGACTCCTCCACCCCGCCGCCGGTCCTGGTCCCGGAGTTCACCGGCGGCGGGCCGGCCACCACCGCCCCGTTCACCGCCCCGACCGGGGCGCTGCTGCTGGTGGCCGCGCAGGTGGGCTCCACCTACGCCGGCGGCAGCGTGGGTCCCTGGATCACTGACACCGGCGGCCTGTCCTGGCAGCTTGCCGGCCGGGCAGGGGGGACCAGTGCCTACGACGAGGCGGTGCTGTGGTGGGCCGTGACCACCACAGCAATCCCCCGCACCGTCACCGTGGTCGGGGCCTCAGACAACAGCTATGCCAAGTATGCGCAGGTCATCGTGTTCACCGGGCAGGATCCCGGCAGCCCGATCGGCACCGTCGCGCAGGGCACCGCGACCGGTCTGCTGTCCGTGCAGGTCCCCTGCAGCCGCACCGGCTCCTGGCTGTGGGGGATCTACGCGGACTGGTCCAACGGCGCCGCCCCCACCCCCGGCAGCGGGGTGACCCGGTACAGCGCGGCCACCCCGCTGACCGCGGCCACCCTGTACTGCACCGCGGCGGGGGCCGAAGGACAGCCGATGATGCTGTCGACCACCGCGCCGTCCGGGCCGCTGTCCTGGGCGGCCGTCGAAATCCTGCCCGTGGCCGCCTCCGGCACCGGAACCGGCACGGTCAGCGGCCTCGGGACGCTGGCCGTCGGGGAGGGCCACCCCCACACCAGCGGGGCCGCGGCACTGCGCGGCACCGCGGCGCTGTCCGTTCTCGGGGGCTCGGCCGGTCAGCCGGGCGAGGGCTCCGGGCAGATCAGCGGCAACGGGGTGCTCACGGCAGCCGGGGTATGTCACCTCGTCGGCTCCGGGCAGATCCACGAACGGGGCAGCCTGACCGGCCGACCCCTGCTCGGCGGAGTGATCTACGCGGTTCCGAACGTACAGGCAGGTCGGATCGACCTACAGGTGGCATGGACCGGGCCCAACCAGCCCGTGACCGTCACCGTCACCCGCTCCGACCCCACAGGAACAGTCATTCCGGTCCGGTCGGCCGCCCCTGCCACCCTCACCTCCGGGCAGTGGGTCGGGGCCGACGTCGAGGCCCCCGCCGACCGCCCCGTCTGGTACACGGCCACCGAGCCGGCCGGCAGCGCGGTGATCAGCCAGCCCGTCACCCTGCCCGGCTCCACCGGCTACTGGCTCATCAGCCCCGGCCGCCCGTCACTGTCCATGCGGATCACACCAGCGGAGGACCATGCCACCACCAAGAACCGCACCCTGCCCCAGGGCGTCTTCCAGGTGCTGGGCCGAGAGGACCCGATCGTGGTGTCCGGGCGGCGCTGGGCCCCCACCACCACCCTGAAGATCCTGACGTTCACCGATGAGGAACGGCGCGCGTTGGAGGCGCTGCTCGACGACGGCCAGACGCTGTACTACCGGGCCCCTGCCGCGGACGCCGCCGGGGACGACTCCGGGTACATCGCCGTCGGGGCCTACGACAGCAGTCGCATCGGCTACGGCCTACCTGCCCGCGTGCACACTCTGCCCGTCACCTACACCGGCCGCCCCTCCGGGCTAGGCCGCGCGGCCAGCCCCGGCGACGGCATCGGAGCCGGCGGCGGCACCGGCACCACCTACGGCGGTACCTGGGCCGACGTACTGGCCACCTACCAGACCTGGGCCGACGTGACGCTGGCCAAGACATCGTGGACGGCGCTGGAAACAGCCATCGCGCCGGCCGCGGCCCCGGGGAGCCCGTGATGGCCACCCCGCGCGGGTACCGGCCGCTGGCCGGCAGCCACCGGCGTCCGATGAGCGGCGCGCGCCGGCGGGGACTGCTGGACCGCTCCACGCGCATGCAGGTCACGGTGCTGCTGCGCCCCACCCAACCGCTCCCCGACATCGCGGTGCGAATGGACCGCCGCCAGTTCGCGGCCCGCCACGGCGCCCGCGCGCAGGACCTCGCCGCGCTGCGCCTGTTCGCCGCCGAACACGACCTGGACGTCGTCGAGGAGCACCAGCCGGCCCGGACGGTCAAGCTGGCCGGCTCCGTCGGGCAGATGGGCCGTGCCTTCCGGGTCCGGCTGGACCGCTGGGAGCATCCCGGCGGCTGGTACCGCGGGCGCACCGGCCCGGTGCACATACCCGAGGAGCTGGCCGGGGTCGTGGCGGTGCTCGGCTTGGACGACCGGCCGGCACTGCGCACCCACCACCGGCACCGCCCCTCCCCCGGCCCCGATGCCCGCGGAGCGGACAGCCGCTTCTACGCGACCGCGCTGGCCGCGCGGGACCACTACCCGGCGACCGGAGGTGGTCAGACCGTGGCCATCCTGGAGTTCGGCGGCGGCTACAGCCTGCCCGACCTGGCCACCTACTGGTCCGCGATCGGCCACACCCCCCCACAGGTCAGCTCCATCTCCGTGGACGGTGCCGCGAACAGCCCGGGCTCCGACGGCGGCTCTGTCGAAACGATGCTGGACATCGCGATCCTCAGCGCGGTCGCTCCGCAGGCCCGCCAGGCCGTGTACGTCGCCCCGAACACCAGCGCCGGCTTCGTGGATGCCTACCTCGCGGCCATCCACGACACGGTGACCAGCCCGTGCGCGATCAGCCTGAGTTGGGGCAGCGCCGAACAGAACTGGACCCCCGCGGCCATCAGCGCCCTGGAGGATGTTCTACACACCGCCGCGCTGTTCGGGATCACCTGCACCTGCAGCTCCGGGGATGACGGCAGCTCCGACGGGGTCCACGACGGCCTGGCGCACGCAGACTACCCGGCCAGCAGCCCGTGGATGCTGGCCTGCGGCGGCACCACGCTGGTCCGCACCGGCCAGACGATCACCGATGAGGTGGTCTGGGACTGGGGCGGGGCAGACGGCAACAGCGGCGGCGGCATCTCCGACCTGTTCGACCTACCGGACTACCAGGCCAGCACCAACATCCCCCCGTCCATCAACCCGGGCAGCCGTATCGGCCGCGGCGGCCCGGACGTTGCGACCGCGGCCGCGGACGGAACCAGCATCGTGCTGGTCGGCGGCCAGTGGGCCGTCATCGGCGGGACCAGCGCGGTGTCCCCGATGCTGGCCGGACTCGCCGCCCAGCTCACCCAGACGCTGGGCTACCGCGTCGGCCACCTGCACCCCTTCCTGTACCGCAACCCGCAGGTCTGCCGCGACATCGTGGCCGGAAACAACCGGGGGTACAGCGCCCGCGCCGGCTGGGATGCGTGCACCGGGCTGGGGGTGCCGGACGGGGCCGCACTGCTCAGCGCCCTCTACCCGGCGCGGCTCACCGCGACCGTGTCCACCTCCGGCAGCACGGTGGACCTGTCGCTGCGGTGGCCGCAGTTCACCACGGCGACGATCTACCGGGTGGGGCCGGACGGGGTGAGGACCCCGATCGCCGGTGCCACCCCGGCCACGCTGACCGGCGGGGTATGGACCGGGTCGGACCCGGCCGCCCCCACCAACACCCCGGTGCACTACCAGGCCGTCGACGGCGAGCTCGCAGCCAGCTCGATGATCTCCAACACGGTCACGGTCACGGCCCTGCTGGTCAGCCAGCAGTTCCTCGATGCCCTGCGCGGCCCGCACTCCATGACCGCGCGGATCGTGCCCTACGTCGGTTCCACCCGGGTGCAGATCCCCGGCTACCCCGACGGGCTACCCGTGGTCGACGGCCAAGTCCAGGTGGATGCCACCCAGCGGATCCGCCGGCAGTTGACCTGCACCATCGCCGCCCCGGGGCTGTCCCCCTGGCAGGTGACGGACCTGCTGTCCGGGGTCAACGGCGTCGAACTATACGTCAACTGGGGGCTGGTCTACCCGGACGGCAGCATCGAGTGGTGCCCGCTGGGCCTGTTCCACCTCGAGGAAGCCGACGCGGTCGTGGAGAGTTCCAGCGGGGTGTCGTTGACCCAGACGTCGGACCGGGGCGGGTTCGTCACGGACTACCGGTTCACCGCCACCACGCAGAGCCTGCCCGGCGCCACCGTGGCCAGCGAGATCGCCCGACTTATGGGCCTGGCCCTCCCCCCAGGGGCGATCAACACCAGTCCGATCATCCGCGCGGATGCCGTCACGGTGGCCGCGCAGATGACATGGACCGACGCCGACCGGTGGGCCGCGATCGGCCAACTGGAGGACGCCATCGGCGCCGAAGGCTACTTCGATGCGCGGGGGCATCCCGTGGTGCAGCCGGTGGCGACCCTGGCCGATCCACCGGTCTGGACGGTCGATGCCGGCCCGGCAGGGGTGATGACCGGCGCTACGCGCCGGGTGGGCCGCACCAGGACGTTCAACGCAGTAGTGGTGCGCGGGGAACGGCTGGATGGGGAGACCCCCGTGCAGGTGATGCTGGTCGACTCCGACCCCAGCAGCCACACCTCCTGGCAAGGGCCGTTCGGCAAGAAGCCGCGGTTCTTCTCCTCACCGCTGATCAGCAACAACGCGCAAGGGGCGGCCGTGGCCGGGGCTCTGCTGGCGCAGGTCACCCAGTGGACCTCGGTCCTGCAGGTGTCCAACATCGTCAACGCGGCGCTGGACGGCTCCCAGGTGATCCAAGCGGTGTATCCGGACGCGCATGCGGAGCGGCAGATCATCGATCAGATGACCATCCCGCTGGTGCCGGGTCAGCCGATGACCATCCAGACGCGTGCCTACACCGCACCGGCGGAGTCCTGATGGCGGCCCGCCTCGATCTGGCCATGGCGCTGGCCCAGGCCGCGTCCGCCGGGGTGCCGTGGGGGGTGGGGGTGGTCACCGCCGTGAATGCCGACGGCACCCTCGCGTTGCAGGTCCGCGGAGACCCGGACCCGGTGGACCACATCGCCGTGCTGGACTCCTACACCGAGCCGGCGGCCGGCCATGTGGTGCTGGTCCTGCACGGCGGCGGGCAGATGATCGTGCTGGGACGCATCCGCCGCGCCGGCATGGCCCTACCCCCTACCTCTTCACCCCCAACCGGGGATGGGGGTAGCTATGCTGAGCAGGCGACGGGAGGACACGGACCCCGCCCGTCGCCTGCCGACCATCCCCGTGCCGGGGGGCGCCGGCGGTGGCACCACCGAAGGGGTCCGGGTGGGCACGACGTCGATGCAGGGCCTGCCCTACCCGGCCCAGGCTGACCCCCCCAACGGCCCCGGCCAGATCCAGGCGCTCGCCGTCGCCGTCGAACCCCGGCTGGTGATGTCCTACGCGGACGCCTCCGACCGGGACAGCAAGGTCCTCACCCCCTCCGGGGGCATGGTCGCCTGGTTGCAGAACCCGGGCTGCCATGCCGTCTACGACGGCAGCGCCTGGACCGCCACCCCGCGGATCCGGACCGTCGCGAACCGGCTGGCCCGCCTGCAGATCGGCCAGAAGGGCTCCGGGGACATCGCGGTCGAGCAGGACAGCGGCCTGCCCTTTGGTTGGGACGGAGCGGAATGGCGGGGGCTGTGGCCCTCCCGCTACCTGTCCGCGACGTCCGTGCCCGTCACCGGCATCACCAACGAGGTCGGAATCATGCGGCTGGAGGTGCCGGACTACGGCTGCCGCGTCCAGGTCGCGTTCGTCGTCCAGGCATCGATCGCCAAGTCGGAGCCGTCCGACGTGTTCTCCCTCAACGTACGCAACGGCACCGGGCAGACCCCGCCCGCGCTGTCCGGGGCGGTCCTGACCAGCGTGCCGTGGGAGTCCGGGATCTCCGGCTACATCCGGCACGCCCCGGGCAACACCGGGGTGATCTCCGGGGCGTACAGCATCCAGGTCAACGCCCTGCGATTCGGCGGCTCCGGCAACGGCGCGGTAACCACCGCTGCCAGCTACATGTCCGCGGTCGTCACCCCGGTGTGGTCCTGAGATGGGCACGCGGCTGGCACGGACCATGACGGCGCTGCTGGGCGCGCTCGCGCTGCTCACCGCGATCGGAGGACCGGCCTCCAGCGGCGCGGGCGCCACGGTAGGCCTGCAGGCCGACACGGTCACCTGCACCACGGACACCGCCGGGTACTGCACCGTGCGCACGGGGCTGCTCCAGCAGCCGGCGGCGGTCCGGGTGGAGACCGCGCTGCCGGCCCTACACGCAGTCGACCAGGTCACCCCGGCCAGCTTCCGGGTGCGGTTCCTGGGGGTCACCGGCAACCCCCAGGCATCCACCCCCGTGCGCTTCGCGTACACGGCTGTGCTGGGCCGACCCGAGACGCCGCTCGGCCCACCGGGCTCTCCTACCGTCTCCCCGTCCCCCACGACGTCCCCGCCGGCCGGCCCCACCGGGCCGGTGGGGCAGACAGGGGCCTGGACCCTGCCGTTCGCGGATGACTTCACCGGCACCGCGCTGGACCTGAGCCGGTGGGTACTGTGCAACCCGTCGTTTTCCAGCTCCTGCCAGCCGTACAACCGCGAGCAGGAGACCTACAACACCGCCCCGACCGGCAACGACAATGTGTCCGTCTCCGGGGGACAACTGCACCTGACGGCCACGCAATCCGGCGGGAAGATCTATTCGGGGATGGTGTCCACGGGCCCGGACGTGTTCGGGGCCAACAATCCCGGCTATCACCCGTTCCAGTTCACCTACGGCTACTACGAGGGGCGGGTGCGCGTCCCGAGCGGCAACGGTTTCTGGCCATCGCTGTGGATGTTGCCGGACCAGCGTGTGTACGGCGGCTGGCCGGATTCCGGCGAGGAGGATGTGTTCGAGATCGCTGGGAACGATCCGACCACCGTCCACCTCACCGAGCATGATGCGGTCAGCGGTCAGGCCGGAGACACTGCCACGGCTACCATCACGGGTCCCGATACTGCGGCCAATTTTCATGTCTACGGCTTCGACTGGGAACCGGACCATTTGTCCTGGTACATCGACGGCCACCGAGCCCGGCTGTCGATCTGCACGGAGATCTATGCCGCGAATCATCCCGGGGAATGCAACGGGTATCACGATCCTGCGGCGTTCAAAGCCTATCCGTTCTACCTGATCGCGAATTTGAGTGTCGGTGGGAACTGGCCGCCGCTGCACGGCGGGCCTGATAGCACCACGCGGTTTCCGGCCTCGATGGACATTGACTATTTGCGTGTCTGGCAGCGCGTATGAGCGGGGGCTGGAAGGTGACACGGGTGCGCAGGGTCCGACGCTGGTGGGGCGGCCGGCCTGCGGTCTTCGCCACGGTCGGGATGCTGGTGGCAGCCGGGGTGGGGGTGACGGTAGGGACCGCCCTGCCGCAGCAGCCGCGGCAGGTCACGGCCACCGTCGCGTTGCAGGCCGACACGGTCACCTGCACCACCGACCCCTCCGGCTACTGCACGGTCGGGCTGCAGATGCTGCCGGTGCCGGCAGCGGTGGTGGTGGAACCGACCGCCCCACTGATCCACGCGGTCGACCAGGTCACCGCGAGTGCCTTCCGCGTGCAGTTCCTGACCTCGACTGGTGCGCCGGCGGCCAGCCGGCAGATCACCTTCGGGTACACCGCCTACGCAGGAGGCAATCCGGGGCCGGGGCCGGCCCCGACCTCGACAGCGCCGACCGTGACCCCGACCGGGGCACCGGTGCTGTCCACCACCATCGAGGACACCGCGATCGGGACGACCACCAACACGGTGTCCTACACCCCGGCCGCGAACTGGCATCAGTGCGCCGCCGGCTGCAACACCGCCGTGGCCAGCACCGCGAACAGCTCCTACCGATGGGCCTCGGCCACCGGGGACAAGGTGACGATCACCTGGGCCGGGGTGCAGCTGAAGGTCTACGGCGTCAAGGAACCCCAGGGCGGCATCGACAGCATCGCCACCGACGGGGCCGGCCAAGGCACGGCCGACTGGTATCGCGCGGCAGGGCAGGCCCCGGACCTGGTGTGGACCTCACCGGTCCTGGCCAGCGGCAACCACACCACCATCATCACCCTGACGGGACAGCACAACCCCCAGGCGACCGGCGGGCCGACGCTGACCTTCGACAAGGCCGACGTGTACTCCGTCGGGGTCGCCCCCACCACGACCCCGTCCGCGTCCCCGTCGGTGTCCCCGACCGGCGGTGGCGGTGCGGGCAACGGCCCGCTGTCCGGGCTGCCGTGGCTGTCCGGGATCAACGGCGGAGATCAGGTCCAAGGGTTCGGGAACTGGCGGGGCCGCGCGGTCGACCTGGACCTGGCCTACACCGACCGGACCTCCTGGGGCGGGGTCACCAACAGCGCGTGGATGTTCAACGCGGTCGGCGGCTGGCCGGGCCGCATGTCGATCAGCCAGCCGCTGTTCCCGCAGAACGTCGGGGCCAGTATCGGGGCCTGCGCCAGCGGGGCCTATGACTCCTACTGGCGGCAGTTCGGCACGGTGCTGGTCAACAACGGTCGCGCGAACTCCATCGTCAGGGTGGGCTGGGAGTTCAACGGCACCTATATGTACTGGCATCCCGACAACGACGCTGGACCGTTCATCGGCTGCTTCCAGAAGATCTCAACGGCGATCCGGGCCACCGACCCGCAGGTGGTGATCGACTGGACGATCAACGGGCACAGTACCCCGCCGGGGGTGTGCGGCGGAAGCGCCTTCAACTGCTATCCGGGCGACGCCTACGTGGACGTGATCGGCACCGACAACTACGACCACTACCCCCCGTCCCCGAATCAGGCCGCATGGAATTCCTCCTGCAACGCCTCGGAAGGTATCTGTTCGGTCCTGACGTTCGCCAGGAACCATCACAAGCTGTTCTCCGTGGGCGAGTGGGGGATCAACCACAATCCCACCGCGGTTGGCCAGGGTAACGCCGGAGGCGACAACCCCTTCTACATCCACCGCATGTGGGATCTGTTCCAGTCCGCGAAAGGCACTCTGCTCTATGAAGCCTATTTCGACGACTGTGAGCAGACCAACGTCGCCTCCACGCTGTACCGGTCCTGCGGACCGAACAATCCGCAGGCCTCCGCGGCCTATCTCAGTCACTACCACCCATGAGAGGAGGGTGGGATGACCGAGTCCGCTGCGTCCCCGGCCCCTGGGGAATGGGCGGCTGACCATGGACGGTTCCGATCCGCTCGGCCCCCTGCTGAGCCAGGGCATCCTCGGCGTGGTCCTCGTGCTGGTGATCTCCCTGGGCGTGCGGGTCTACCGGGAGATGAAAGCGGTGCACGCCCGGGAACTCGAGGCACGGGACGCCCAGATCGCGGCGCTGCGGGAGGACAGGGCCGCAGTCGAGGCGGCGCTGGCGGAGGAGACCAGGTTCGTGCGGGACGAGGTCATGCCGGCGCTGACACGGTCGGTGGATCTGGCCCAGGAGTACGTGGAAGTGCTCTCCCGGCGCGCGCAGGGCGGGCCATGACCGATAACCCGGCAGTGCGCGCCCAGGTCCTCGATGCCCGGCAGGTGCTGGCCGAGGCACGGCGGATCTGCCGGGAGTTGACCGCCGTCCTGACTGGCCTGGCCGCTCTGGCGGACCAGACGCATGATCCCCACCACAGCCCGCAGGAAGGGGGCGGCGGTGTCTGAATCCCGACGCAACGTGGCCGGCGAGGCCGGCGGGCTGCCAACCGCCGTACGCCAGCTCACCACCGACATGGCCGCTCTCACCACCAGCATCGACCGGCTGGAGGCCACCACCGCGGCCGCCACCCAGCGGGCCCGGCGGCGCATCGCCGTGCTGCTGGTCGCGGTGCTGCTGCTGGCCGCAGCCGCGGCCAGCATCGGAGGGATCCAGCACCGCAACCAGAGCGAGTTCCGCCGGGTCCGGGCCGGGTTGATCGAGGCATGCCAGGCCCGGCAGGCCTCCGACGCCGCGTTGCGCGCGAAGAACCAGCAGTTGCGCGACGACGCCCACGGCTTGGCCGAGGAGATGGCCGGCGGGCCGTACGCAGACCGACTGGGCCCGGTGATCACCTACCTGCGTCAGGAAACCGCGGCCTACCAGGCGTATCTGGCGGCGATCCCGCAGCCGGTGAACTGCACGGTGAGGTACCGGCGATGACCGTTCTGGTGCCCTCCTTCACCTGGCGGCCGGTGGACGCCCACTACCAGCAGGCCATGCGGCCGATCGGTCTGGTGCTGCACGTCGCGCAGGCCGCCGGCAGCCTGTACGGGGCGTTCTCCCATCCGGACAGCACCACGTCGTCTCACCTGTGGGCCGGGATGAACGGCGAGCGTGAGCAGTACGTCTCCCTGGACCAGCCAGCCTGGGCCCAGATGGCCGGCAACCGGCTGTATGCCTCCATCGAGACCGCTGGATGGTCCGACCAGCCGTTGACCGCCGCGCAGCTGGAGACCGTGGCGGTGGCCTACGCCACCGGGATGGTCATCTACGGATGGCCGGCGCAGGCCACGGACACCCCGGGGGCGCCCGGACTGATCCTGCACTCCGCCGGCGGGGCGGCGTGGGGCAACCACGCCTGTCCGGGCCCGATCCGCGCCGCGCAGCGCCCGGCGATCCTCACCCGCGCCCAGCAGATCGTTCAGGAGCTCACCATGCCCGCAGAGCAGATCACCCCGGATCAGGAGCGGGACATCGCCGCCGGCTCGGCCGCGGCGACGCTCAGCTTGCTGTGGACCCAGATGCAGGACGCGGCCCTTCAGGCTCAGCAGCCCCTGCGGCAGGCCACCCCCGGCGGGGCCCTCTACGCCACCTACCGCAAGGCCGGCCGGTTGGAGGCGGGGGTGAGCTGGCTGATCGACAGCGTCGAGGCGATCGCCGTCCACTTCGGGGTTCCGCTGCCGCCTCGGCCGCCGGACTGGCCGCCCCCTACCGCCGCCACTACCTCATACCCACTCACCCAGGAGTGACCATGAACGTGCGTCCGGGTCTACTGACCTCGGAGGGGATCAGCATGCTGATCACCCAGGTGCTGGCCGTCATCGCCTTGGTCGACCCCGGCATCGGGGACGTCCACCGCTTCGACGGGCTGGTTCAGGCCCTGGGGGTGGTCGCATCAGCAATCGCCACCGCCTTCTACTCCCATGCCCGCAGCCAGGTGAAGGCCGCGGCCCTGCACGCGCCGGCCCGCAGCAGCGCGCCGTCCGGACGGGAGATCTGACCATGGTCGGCGACATCAAGATCCTGGACTGGACGGGCAGCCGGTATCCACTGGGCCGCCACTTCCATCTCGATCCCCGTTCCCTGGCCTACTCCCACCAGGTGCTGCCCGAATCTGCGCTGCACAGCGTGGAATGGACCCGCCGGGTGCCGATCTTCGATCAGGGACAGCTGGGGTCCTGCGTGGGAAACGCGGTCGCCGGGATCGTCGGCACGGACGCCGCGGGCTACACCGGGCGCACCACCGTCACCCTCACCGCCGACAAGTACGGCATCCTGCGCGCCGGCAGCCGCCAGGTCGACGAGAAGCTGGCGGTCGACTTCTATCATCTGGCCACCTGGCTGGACGACGTCAACGGCCACTGCCCACCCACCGACACCGGCAGCACCGGCCTGGGCGGCGCCAAGGCATTGCAAGCAGCCGGGCTGATGCGCCGCTACACCCATGCCTTCGATACTCAGGCGTTGCGCTCCGCGTTGCAGTCCGGGCCGGTCGCCGCCGGCACTCTCTGGCTGAATTCCATGTTCGAGCCGGACCGCAACGGGTTGATCCCGGTGGATCGGTCCAGCGGCCTGGCCGGCGGCCATGAGTACGACATCATCGCGTGGGATGCCCCCCACGACCGGTACCGACTCGCGAACTCCTGGGGGGCGAGCTGGGGGCAGGGAGGATATGCATACCTGGCCGGCACGGACATGGCCTGGCTGCTAGCCCAGCAGGGCGACATTGTCGTACCCCGGCTCGCCGGCACGTGAGCTGGCGAGCTCGGCAGGGTCGTCACCGGCTCCTGCGAGCAGGAGGGGTTGCCCACTCATCCGGCCATCCGCGACGGATAAGAGCGAATTTGTTCGCTGGGATTTCCAGTCCCGCCCGTCCCACCGGGTGCAACGCTGCCAACAAGCCCACGTATATCAGATCCTCGGAGATGGCCGTCCATCGAGTTTCGCTGGCATCGGTGAGGTGGAGAAGCCCATAGCCGGTCGTGGTAGCCGGGACTCCGGCTACGCGGCACACGAGGCGGTAGGCGTCCTGCTCGAAACGCTCCAGGGTGAGATACGAATACTCTCGGGGCGTGTAAGTGGTCATCGCTGCCTCCAAGCAGTGGCGGCTGTGGGACGGCGCCGCCCCGCGCGTCGGTGCCGGACAATCGCCTCCCCGATCATGCCCGACCGCACTCTGCTGTCGGGCTCGGGGTCCCGGACGGCTGCGGACATGTCGATCGCACCTGCGATCTCCGAGGGCGTGAAGGTTCGCGCAGATGGGATGGCCTGATCGGTATGCCGATCTGTCGGACCGGCACACCGTGCGCTGGACCGGCCGGAAACAGCCATCGAACTGGCGGCTGGTAACGCCGACGGAGCACCTGCCAGCGCCATGTCGGCTCTTGGCGTGGCACATTCGCGTCGCAGGCGGACTGGCAGTGAAGGCCCGTGTGGGTGTGGTGAGCGTCCGGCAGATAGTGACCCAGAGTCACTATCTGGCCGGGGTGCCGTTGGGCGATCGACCCACGCTCTGGGCGTTTTCTGGGTGTGATCGCGAGTTCAGACAGGGTCAGACAGGGTCAGATGGAGTCAGACAGGGTCAGGATCTCAGCAGGTCATGGCCATGATCCAGCCGAAAGGTCCATATGCCGCAGCGCCCCGTGGGAGACTATGCAAATCTTCGAAGGAACCAACCAGATCCAGCGCCTAGTGATCAGCCGCCACCTCGCCCGAGGCTGATCAGAGGGCCTTCACGCTGGTCAGAGCTCCAGTTCGGGTCCGGTCGTCGGTTCGGGCTCTGCCAGGGTGATGTCCGGCGGTGTCCGGTCCAGTCCGGTCGTTTCCGGCTGTCTGCGGATAGGGCGCGGATGAGAATCCGCTGGCTCCGGAGCCAGCGAGACCTCGGGCGTCTCGCTCTCGGCGGCCAAGGCCGCGTCGATCCGCCGCCGGGCGGCCTCGTCCCCACCGGAGATGCACCTCGCGTAGACGAGCAGACACACCCGCACGGAGTGGCCCGCCCACTCCGCGACCTGAGTGACGGGGACGCCGGCGTTCAGCCAGCCGGACACGGCGGCGTGCCGCAGGTCGTAGGGCCGTCGCGCCGGCGGCGATGCCTGCTCGGCTGGCGTGAGGGCCATTTCGCGGGCCTGCCGCCACCTCGCGAGGTACCGGATCGCCTTCAC